AGATTGCGGGTTGGCTCAGACGTCATGCCTCCGACCTTCAGAGGGAAGGAAAGAAGTACGCAAAGCTTTTTAGGGGGAGATTCATCTGATGGCCAGAAGAACCCCTGAAGAAATGAAGCCCCTGATCAAGAAGGCGAAGGCCATCTGGTGGGAGAATCAGAACCTTAACCAGACCGCTCGGATCATGGAAGCTGATGGGATGCTTCCAGGGATTATTCACTACTGGTACAGGAAAGAGAACTGGACACAAGAGTACGAGAAGGAAAAGAAAAATATTGAGAAGTCTCCCTCGTTCATGCAGAAAGCAGATGGTTTTCGATCTATCCTTATGGACGAAGCCTATGAGTTTGCCCAAAACGTGAAAGCAAGGAGATTGATAAGGCAGGTTTGCGTTAAGGAAGAAAGGGAGCCAACCAAGGCAGAGAAGGTCAGACTAAAATCTTTGGATGACGCGATTAACGATTACGATCCGGATCAGATGAAGAAAGCGTCGTCCACGGTTAAAGATATCTCCATGAATTACGGAGGAATGAAGGGACAACTTCCTGACCCCGACTCTCCAAAAAGGCAGGGGCCGTCCCTGGTGACTGTTGGGCCTAAGGATAAACCAAAGGAAGAACCGAAGCTCCATACCGAACCGACAGCACTAATTATTCCAGAGGCGAGTGCATAGGGTATGAATACTTTTAAAATTCATAACCCTCAAAATCCTATAACTAAAAGAAATATTCTGAAATTTATTTCTGAGGTTGAGAAGGAACTTAAAAAGTTTGAAGTTAAGGAGCCATATTGGATTCAGGTTCCGAAATGGATGAGTGATATTCTTGAGTCTCAAAAAGAAAACAACCTATTTAGGAGCAATATGCCCTACTCCATCAAACACGAAGGCTCGAAATTTCAGATCATGAACAGACAGACCGGGAAGGTGGTCGGGACTTCGGATACCATGGCCAAGGCGAAATCTTCTGTGAGGGCGAGGCTTGCCTCGGAACACGGATGGGAAGGAACGAAGAAGAGGAATAAATGAAATAACAGGTTGTGAAAAGAACGTGGGATAGCTGGACTTACCTCCTGTGAATCCCCGAAGGCCCCATTCCTCGCGCGAGGGGGAATGGGGTTTTTTCTTTTTAGGAACCAAATGAGTCTGATCGATCTTACCGGAAAACAGCTCAACTTTGATTACGGGGATGTGCCTACCATCTGGCGATTCGCCAACGACAACACCTTTATGCGTGTTCTGATGGGTCCCTGGGGGTCCGGGAAGAGCACGGCCGGGGGAGTGGTCGAGATCCTGAGGAGGGCCGGCCAGCAAAAGCCATGGCTCTCTGATGGAGTAAGAAGGACCCGATGGGCCGTTGCCCGGGCCTCAAACAGGAAGCTCGAAGATACCACGATCAAAACCTGGGAATACTGGATCAAGAAATTCGGGGATGTGAACTGGTCTGACTTCGAAAAGACCAAAAAGAACCTCAATATCGTGATGACCGGAGAACCGGACGAAAACGGGAAACCCACCACGATCGAGACAGAGATCAACTTCCGTCAGCTCGACGACGAGCACGACGTCGACAACCTCCTCTCCACGGAATACACCGGAGCTCACTTTAACGAGCTGAAGGAAATCGAGGTCAAGCAGATTTGGGATGATATGTCGGGCCGGGTCGGAAGATATCCTCCTATTCAGGAAGGCGGACCGACCTGGTGCGGGATCTGGGGTGATACAAACCCTCCGGATACCGATCACTGGATCTATAAACTTTTCGAAGAGGACAGGCCTCTTTTTTGTCCCGTTTGCAAAATGCCCGATGGCGGAGCAGTACTCTTCACGCCAAGAGAGGTCGACGGAAAGCTTGCTCCTCCGGTTTGCCCGGTATGTGGCAGGGAAGAAAAAGATGGTCTCCCCGCGACGGTCATTTTTAAGCAACCATCTGGAAGAGGCCTCGATGGGGTCCCTCCCGAGAATATCAAGTGGCTCAGGCCCGGATACTACACCAACCTGATGGTGGGAAAGGACCCTTCCTGGATCACTGCCAATGTGGATGGTCGCTACAGCTACGTCCGGGATGGTCGGCCAGTCTATCCTCTTTGGAACGACCTGAAGCACCTCGCCGTGAAGGATCGGGATGCTCACCCGAGCTATCCTCTCGTGTGTGGTTGGGACTGCACCGGGAACAAACAGGGGTTTTCGATCAACCAGCAATTCCCTGACGCGAAATTCAGGACCTACGACGAGATATACCTCGAAGACACCGACTCTAAGACATTCCTGGAAAACGCCGTAATGCCTTACATGAGGGCGGTTTATCCCGGGTGGCCATGGAGCAGGGTGCAGGTGATCATAGACCCTGCAGCCAAGAGAAGCGATTCCTCGCCTACAAACGCTGTCCAGGAGTCCAGGAACCTGGGAATTCAAAATGTCGTCAAGGCCTTTGCGAATAACTGGGATGCCAGGTTTGGCGCCGTAAACCGTCTCCTCCTTATGAATCAGTATGAGCTCAACCCCAGATGCAAGATACTTCACCGTGGATTCCTCGGGGAGTATCGTGTTGCCCGGAAGAGAGTTTCTAACAGGGACGTTTACAAGGACGAGCCGGAAAAGAATAAAGCTTCCCATCTCCATGATAGCCTGCAGTATGCGGCGGAAGGTCCGGAGAGGGGCGGCTATATCTCGACGAGCTCGGCTTCTCGTGATCACTCACAAGGGATAGGCAGAATGGGGGCTTTTACCTGATGGCTCTGATCGAATTTAAGTCCAACGCACAGATAGAGAAAGAGACTCAGAAAAAGTCAGAGGATCTTCTTGCGATATCGGAAGGACAGCGGGAATTACTCGACACTTCTCTCCTCGGCCACATGAGAAAGGCTTTCGAAGACGCCAAGAGGGAGAGAATCGACATTGAGACTCAGATCCTGAAGAACATGAGGCAGTTCCTGGCCGAATATGATTCAGATAAGATGGCCAGTATTCGGGAATTTGGTGGGTCTGAGGCCTTTTACGCTTACACGATGATCAAACTCCGGAACTCTCAGGCTTGGATCTCGGACGTTATCGGAGACAAGCCCTTCGATCTTGAGCCTACGCCGGTGCCTTCCCTACCCGAGAATGCCGAAGAAACCATCGTCAACAACTTTGTGGACGCGATTATCGAGAAAGTTATGATGGAGGCCGAGCAGACCGGGCAGCAGTTGAACCCAGACGCGCTTCAGGAACAGATTCAGAATGCCCTTCCTGAGATCAGAACGAGCATTAAGCGGGCGATCATGGAGTACGCCAAGAGGAAAGCCTCCGAAATGAAAGAGCAGATCCATGACCAGCTCATCGAAGGGGATTGGTACGGGTGCATCGATGACATCCTTCTCGATATCTTCATGCAGTGCGGGATTCTGAGGGGTCCTTTTCTTGCGATAGAGAAAAAGAGGAAGGTCACGGTAGACGAAGAGGGAAAACCTACCATCACTTATTCAGACGAAAAGATCTCTAAGTATGAGAGAAGACCTATGCTGGATGTTTATCCTGGACCTGGGGTAAGAAACTTTCAGGAAGGATATTTCATAGATCGTTTCAGGTACTGCCCGACTCAGATTCAGGGATTCATCGGACTCCCAGGGTTCGACGAGGATGAGATCCGGGAGGTACTCGAAGAGTGTAAGAATGGTCGCACCGGGAAATTTCGAGAATGGACCTCGATTGACGTTGAGCGAGCGATGGCCGAAGGCCAGAATTCGAGCATGATCTGGAACTGGGAAGAAATCGACTGTCTCGTCTTCCATGGACCGATTCAGGGACAGACGCTTCATGACTATTCGGCAGCATTGAAGAAGAAGGCGCCGGATCCAGATAAGTTTTACGACTGCGAGATTTACTGGATCTGGGATCACATCATCTGCGCAAGGATCAATCCAGATCCCCTCGGTAAGAGAAACTACTATAAAGCCTCTTTCATCGACCTTCCAGACTCGTTCTGGGGCATTGGAATGCCTCAGGTGCTCTCCGATATCGTCATGGCGATCAATGCCTGCCTCCGGGCTCTGCACAATAACGTAGGGATGGCCTCAGGGCCCCAGGTGACAATCGATGAGACTTCCCTCAGCGATTTCGAGAAGGGAGACATGACACCCTGGAAGAGATGGTGGGTAAAAAACAGGGAGTCCGTTCGGGGATCGATCAAGCCGATTGAATTCTATCAGCCCACCCTCATCGCCCAACAGCTTATCGACACGATTAAGTTCCTTATGGCCCTGGCTGACGAACTGACCATCCCTGCCTTTACCCATGGAAATCCACAGGCTGGCGGGGCCGGGAACACTGCCTCCGGGTTCTCAATGTTTCAGACTGCTTCTTCTCGGGGAATGAAACTCGTTCTGAAAAATCTCGACCGTCATATCATCGAGAAATCGATTCAGGCTCAATTCAACTGGAACATGGATCGGAAAAGATTCTCCGGACTCGTGGGAGACATGAAGGTGGTAGCAAAGGGTCTCCGCTCACTGATCGCTAAAGAACAACAGGGCCAGAGGTTAACGGATCTCCTCTCTACTACGGCCAATCCGATAGATGCTCCGATTCTCGGGACGGCCGGAAGAGCGAGGCTTTTGGAAAAGGTATTCGAGGCTCACGAGATCCCTTCGGAGGAGATATTGGATGAGATTGAGGAGATCATAAAGAGGG